AGGATAGGTTAGGTAAGGATAATAATATTATATCTAAAGATATAATTAGTAGCACTAAAGTGCAACCAGTAATAGATAAGTGGAATAGTCTTAATCTTCAAAAGTTGGTTTGCATCAAGGAAGGTACTAATAGGTACAAGCTATTAAATGCAAGAATTAAGGACTATGGAATAGATAGTGTACTAAAAGCTATTGATATGGTAAAGGAAAGTTCTTTCTTGAAGGGAGATAACTATAAAGGCTGGACTATTACATTCGATTGGTTAATCCAGCCTAACAACTTTATAAAGGTGCTAGAGGGCAACTATTCGGATAAAGCTGCTAAAACTACAATTCCGGAGGATAGACACTATGGATTTAATGGCTAATGAAGAAATTGAACAAAATGTACTTGGTGCGATATTGGTTGATAGCAGTTTATTCTATAAGATTTTAGATTTAAATGAGGAAGTGTTTTATTCTGCTACACATCAAACTTTATTTAGAGCCTTTAAAAGCGTTTCTAAGGAGTTTCAAAAGATAGATATAGGATTAGTAGGGAATTATATTAAAACCTTTCAGCCGAAGGGATTGACCATCTCATACGTGTCTAATTTAATGCTATCTGTTCCAAGTACAAGTAACTTTGATGAATACCTGGATATATTAATAGACTTGTACCAAAAACGAGAGATAAGAAAGCTATTTCAAAAAGTGGACTTTAAAGAAAGCAGCAACATAATAAAAGAAAAGTTACTAGGTGCTTTAAATAATGTGTACCAGCAAAAAGCTAAGGATATAAACACCGGCGAAATGGTTATGAATAGATTAGATTCGATTCTATCCCACGAAGAAAGAAAAGGACTAAAAACCGGATTTTGGGCGATAGATAATAACTTAAAAGGCTTTCATGGTGGGGAATTGATAACAATAGCAGCTAGATCACAAGTTGGGAAAACTACTTTTGCAGTAAATGTATTTACTTACATGGCTTTGTATGGATATAAACCACATTATTTTAGCTTAGAAGTTCCACGAGAAGAAGTGTTAAATAAAATGCTTTCTTTGCAGAGTGGAATTGAAAGTAAGTATATAAGGTTTAACAACGTACCACAAGAAGATGAGGAGAAACTGGTACAAGTTGGTTCAATATTGGCTGGTAAAAACTTTTATATTCGCGATGATAGAAGCGATATTGAAGCGATAACCATGAAAATAAGGGAAGAAGTAATAAACAACAACTTAGATATAGCATTTATCGACTTAATTAATAGAGTTACTACCAAAGAAAAGGCTGGCACTAAGGCTGAATATATTGGGAATATAACAAGAAGGCTAAAATTACTTGCCATGGAGTTAGATATTCCAATAGTAATAATGGCTCAAATTAATAGGACGGTTGATAAGCAAGTAGATAAAAGACCAACGTGTGCCGATTTAAAAGAATCTGGAAGCATAGAAGAAGATTCGGATGTAATAATCGGACTTTATAGGGACCCGAGGTTATCAGATGCGAACTATAGAAGGGATAACAAAATAGAAGCTGATTTTACCAGTGATAATCCGGATAAAAATCCAGAACGTATAGAAATGATTTTTATGAAGTCCAGATATACAGGAAATGGAACAATTCCACTAAGATATTCGGGAAATATAAATAAAATATCAGATGTTTATTAAAAATAAGAGGAATTTATGGATAGTTACTTATTAAAATTGGTTGAGTTGATAAAAGAAGGTAAAACCAATAAGGAAATAAAGAATGAATTTTGGGTTAATGATAGTCAATTAACCTATATGAGAAACAAGTTAGGGATATTCACTAAAAATAATAGAAAGAGGGTATAGAAATATGAATAAATGTG